GGCAAAGGAAGTAACTCCCTTGCAAGCACCTGAAGAAGTGAAGAGAGAAGAACGAATAGAGAAAAAAGAAGAAGAGCCAGCTACTGAAGAAGTAATACAAACCAGTTTTACAGTACAAGGGACTTATGAGCAACTCAAAGCCTTGAAAGCATATATCCTTAGTAATAACATAAAAATCCTATAAAAATGAGTGCAATAACACAAACAACGGACAAAAGATTAGGGAACTTTCTTAATCAAGCTAATACAGCAGACTTTTTGACTAAAACATTAGGCGCAAGAAAATCGGAGTTTGTATCCAACTTATTAGCCCTTTCAGACGCTGATAAGAATCTTTCACAATGTGATCCTTCTGAAGTGATGAAGTGTGCGATGAATGCCACAGCGCTGAATTTGCCACTGAGTAAGAATTTAGGGTATGCATACGTTATTCCTTATAAGGATTGGAAGACGCAAGAAGTGCACCCGCAATTTCAGATAGGTTATAAGGGCTTTGTCCAATTGGCAATTCGCAGCGGTCAATACAGAACGATTAACACTTGCGAGGTGCGAGAAGGAGAGATTAAGCGTAACAAGTTCACAGGGCATACTGAATTTTTAGGTGAAAACCCTGAAGGCAAAGTCATAGGTTATTTGGCATACATAGAGTTACAAAATGGCTTTCAGCAATCACTATATATGACCCTTGAACAGGTTCAAGAGCATGTAAGTAAGTATTCCAAAAGCGGTATAGACAAGGACACCAAAGAATTTAAGGGGATATGGAGAAACGAATTTGATACTATGGCAAAGAAAACAGTTCTCAAGCTGCTACTGAACCGTTTTGGAGTGCTCTCAGTAGAAATGCAGCAAGCCATAGAGAAAGACCAAGCAGACAGCGAGGGGCGCTATATAGACAATCATCAAGGAGGTAGGTATGTACAAGACGCTGTTATCATAGAACAAAGCGAGCCTACTGAGGTAGTAAGTCAAGAAGAGCCTTCACCAGCTCCTACTAAAGGCATTAAACAAGTAGATTTTAAACAGATGTAACTATGAAAACGAGTTATTTTACCTTTGGACAATCACACATGTACCGGTTGAATGGTCAATCCTTAGATTGCAATTGTGTGATTAAGATAACAGCCGAAAATCCAAGAGATGTAATGGTTGAATACTTTGGCTTAGAGTGGGCTTTTGAATATGATGAATGCCCTGAAATGAAATACTTCCCACGAGGTATTTATAACCTAACAGAGAACAAATGGGAGTAGCACAAGTCATTAGTTCGGGTAGCGAGGGAAACGCTGTGATTTATGATAATCAGATAATGGTAGATTGCGGTGTTTCTCTCAAAGCCTTAGAAGCAGTCAAACGTTCTTTGAAAATCGTATTACTCACTCATAAGCACGGAGATCATTTGAAATTACGCACCTTGCAGCGGTTACAAGCTGAAAGACCAACCTTGCGAGTAGCTTGCGGTGATTTTCTATTAGAGGAGTTGCCTTGTATCAAGAATATAGATGTGCTACAAGTGGGTATGTTGTACGATTATGGAGCGTTCAAGGTATCACCTGTTAAGCTGTACCACGACGTGCCTAATTTCGGTTGGCGGATATTTTTAAACCCTACAATAATAGACTTTATAAAGGGTAACTATGAGTATAAAATATTCCACGCTACCGATACTGCACATTTGGAAGGTATCAGCGCTAAAGGGTACGATCTCTATGCTATTGAGCATAACTATTGCGAAGAGTACATACAGCAAGCAATAGAAGAAGCACAAGCCAATGGCGAATATACCCACGCTTACGGCAATATCAATACACACCTGAGCATACAACAAGCAAGGTCGTTTATTAAGGCAAATAGAAAGGAAAGCAGCGAGGTATTAGAGCTGCATAAAAGTAGAAGTTTTTATAAGTAAAAGACATGGAAATACAAGGACGAATAAAGCAGATATTCCCCTCTCAAACAATAGGAGGAAATGGCTTTGAGAAGCGGGATTTGGTGATAGTAACGGAGGAGCAATACCCGCAAACGATTATTATTCAATTTACACAGCAGCGTTGCGACTTACTCAATAATCTACAAGTGGGGCAAAATGTAAAAGTATATATCAATATACGAGGGAGAGAATGGAGGAGTCCATACGGAGAGACCAAGTACTTTAACACGATTGAAGGTTGGAAAATTGAGGTGATACAGACTACTAATGTAGCTTATCAGCAGCCAGTCCCGCAAGCAGCACCCGTACCACAACCACAGAGAGCACAGCAGCAGGTACAACAACCGCAGATATTTGATAACAACGGCAAAGAGCCTAACCCTGCAATATATGGCAATCAGGAAGATGATGATTTGCCTTTTTAACAACTTAAAATAAAGAAAAATGAAAAAACACATATTTTGCAAAGTGTATGAGTATGAAGATAGACAGATACTCGTGCAGAAAGAATACAACGGAGAAGATGAGAACTACTATATAAAAGTAACTACATCTATCGGAGGAGTATTAACAATGTTATCTTATGGATTTGCTACTGAAGAAGCGTCTATTGAATGCTTTGACGCTTTGACAAAAGATAAAGCATTAGAAATGTTTAAAAAATTAGGAATAATAAAGTAAAAAGAATGGAAACAGTATTTAAAGAAGGTCAAGAAGTATATGACCAAGTAAATTTTCCAGATTTAAAAGGAAAAGTTATAGATGTATGCAATGATGAAAGCTATGAGTATCCTATAGGAGTGTTGTTTGAGAATGAAAATGGTTTACACTATTATACCCCTGAAGGTTGCTTTAGGAAAAACTATATTCCAACCCTTTCAAAAAAACCATATAAAGTAGAACTACAAGGTTTTGAGCAAAAAGCACCTGCACCAACGTATGATTATGTTAGAGCAGAATCTCTTAAAAATGGAGACTATGTTTCAATTTTAAATGGAATAGAACTTCCTAATGAAAGGATAGCTGAGGCTTTTGAAGCATTTGCTAAACTTATTTGGCTGAGAGACTACTACAATGAGGGTTGTAAACAAGAGGATTTAGGTAATATTATTAATGCAATTATAATAGAAAGAGTAGATAATGAATATCAAATTGTTGTTAGAAAGCATCTTACTACAAGACATGTACTATTCTTTAAATCTGAAGAAATTGCATTCAAATTCCTTGAAGAACAAAGAGAACTATTAGAAATAGCAAAACCTTTATTATGATGAGAAAAATAGCAATACGAGCATTAGTATTCATTATTCTGTTAGTGTTATTAACATTCGGAGTAATGGTATTATTCAGGAGTGAACTCCCTTATTTATGGATTGTAGGCTTACTTGTAGCAATTCTTATACTGATTGTTTTCCCTTACAACAAGTTTTTTAGTAACTAATTTAATTTTTATATCAAATGAAAAAGATGATTTTTCTTTTCTGTGTTATAGCCTCCTTAGTGGGTTGTAACAGACCTGAACCTAACTATGAAGGGGTTCTAATGACAGAGTACGGACGAAATGGTATCAATTCGTTCAAAATTGTAACAGGTGCACAAGGGATATTAGGTCCAGGTAGTGAGCTTTATCAGGTACCAATGTGGGAGCAAGCAGGAGACCCTGATGTTGTGGAAATCACAGCAAAGGACGCAGGAGTATTTACAGTAGACCCTTCTTACACTTATACACCTATTCGTGGCAAAGGAGCTGAGATTGTGTTCAACTACAAAAATTACCGAATACAAGATCCTGAAACGTTCTTTGACAATGTAGAAGCGAATGTACTTAACAAGCGTGTTACAGACGCTTATCGTGAGGAAGCAAGAAACTACACCACTGACAGCCTTATGAATAACTTAGGTAAGTTTGAACTATCAGTACAAAGAAGATTGAAAGAGGAGTTTAAGACGAAATTCTTTGACCTTACCACACTTACATCAGGGCTTAAACCTCCCGCTTCAATGCTGAAAGCCGTAGAAGATAGAAACAAGGCTATACAAGAAGCTAATAGAGTAAAAAACGAGTTAGAGACCTCAAGAATGCTGTTAGAAAAGGCAAAAATAGACGCCGAAACAAACAAAGTCCAATCTGTAGGGCTTACAAGAGAAATCCTAATGCAGCAATATATTGAGATGTTAGGTAAGACCTCTAATAAGGTAATTATCACAGATGGCAGAACGCCCGTAATATTAGGTAATTAGTAATCACAAAAAGCAAGTATCAATCGGGATAGTAGCAGGTTCGAGTCCTGCCTTGCTTTCAAAATAAAGATAAAATGAAAAAATTAGATTTAAAACAGATAAAAGAATGCTTTGAGTTGTACAAAGTTGCTTTTCAGAAAAAACCTTTTGTAAGTAACCTTGCTAAGGAGTTAGGAGTTAAATCTACTGAACTTATGAAATTTATTGTTGATAACGATAAACACTTTCTATTGTACTATAACGATAAGGGTGCTTACATATCACAAGTATACGTTGAATTGAAAGATAGAGAAGGTACTGACGAATATGTTGAGTATAATAAAGAAAAGTACAAAAATACAATATTTCTCAGTACAAAAGAGTTTGATTATTCCAATATTGTTGATTTTCATTATATAAAAACAGATACTAAAGAAGATGAAAAAAGGTCAAATGAATGGCGAAATACTCCTGAAAAGATAGATAAAATAAAACCTTATTTAGGTAGGAATACATTTGTAGGAGGAGGATATGGTGATAGTTACGCAATAGATTATAATAATTTCATTTCTAAAGAAAACATAGAAAAATTAATGTCTGAAGGTTGGGAGTTTGTAAATTATAATCAAAATAGTAAAAAATAACAATAAACTATGATTTTCAACGCAAACAACGAGTTTGATATACAACGGGCAAAGGAGCGGTTAGGTTACCTTATTGAGAAGAAAAAGACCTTTGAAATCACTGAAAAGAAGCCTAAGCGCACCTACTCACAGAACAATTACATTCACCTCCTCTTTGCATGGTTCGCATTAGAATACGGAGAGACCCCAGAATACGTGAAGCAAGATATATTTAAGAAGTTAGTTAATCCGCAAATATTCCTAACTGAATATGTGAATTACAAAACGGGAGAGGTAAGGGAAGCGTGGAGAAGCACAGCAGATTTAAACACAAAAGAAATGACAACCGCTATTGATAATTTCAGAGACTATGCCAGTAAGGAAGCGGGTATATACCTGCCAACCCCTGATGATTTAAATTCTCTCAATGAGATAGAAATACAAGTGAATAACTTACAAGGAAAATATTATTAAAATGAAAAAAGATATGCAACCATTATCTTCTACTCTAAGGAATTATTAACTTCTAAAACTATTTAATCATGTACGAGATAGAAAAAATAAACACAATTGAACAAACAATGTCAAGCCGTGAGATAGCGGAACTAACAGGGAAAAGACACGACCACGTATTAAGAGACTGCGATGCCCTTAATGATAATTATGAAAAAATGGGCTTCCCCAGAATTGGGGAGGGGTATTATACCCACCCAAAC